GTCAGGGCCAACAAAAGGAATTGCGCCGACCAGCCCGCTGACCAAGTTGGAGAACGACGGGCCTTTGTCAATCAACTGGGTCGCGTAGTCAGCGACCTTCTTCACTGCGCCAGCGATGGGGTTGATTTCCCTTGCCCGCATCTCCGCTTCCTTCTTGGGCTGCGGGTAGCGCTCCCACGGGTACTTCGGAGTGCGGCCACCACCAGCCATGTGGACAGCGCCACCCTCTGCGTAAATGTCGGGCATCCTAATGGCTGGGCGTTTAGGCGCATCTGATGGATATAGGCTTGGTTGAGGCAGCACAATGTTGCCAGTCATCTCCAACTCGTCACGCAGCGCTTGGATGTACTCCTCTTGGCTCCTGCGCGGGAGCGGCTCACGCAACTCAGAACGCGGCAACAACTGAATCAACCCAGCTTGCTCACCACGTTGAGCCATTGCTCTATTGCGGTGACGGCCCTCGTGCCCAGAAATAAAAGGAACCAAAGGCAAGCCTTGCTCTTGTTTGTTTATCTCTAGGAACGGTACATCGTGGTACTCGTTAATCCCGGCCAAATAATTGACGTACTCGTCTGTTGGAAGATTTTCTTTCTTTGGCCCAGAACCGGGCCACGGCTTTTCTCTGGGCATCAAAGGCGTTGCATACTTCTCAAAATCAGCGGGGTTGAGGGTCATCAATCCTTTGGCGTTGTCGCCAGTGAACGCTTGTCGCAGAGCCTCTTCCCTGTACATGCGCTCAAGGTTGGGTATCTCGTCTGCTGCACGCTCTACACGCTTTGCGCCGTAATTGCCCATCTTGCCGCGCACGACTTCTTTCAAGTCGCTGAGTTTGCTCGGGATGACAACGCTGGGTGCCTCAATGACTTTGGTTGCCGCCTTTGTCTTCTTGGCTACCTTTTGAGCTTTGGTCACAGCCTTCAGCAATCCACCCCCGCCCATGTGAGGTTCGTCGGCAATCATCTGTAGCAGGCGTGCTTTGGCGTCAGTCATGTCCAGCCTCTTGTAGGGAGATGTTTGGGATTACACCATAGGTTCCCCAAGGGTGAGAAGCCGTGGCTCCCATCCCTCGCCCAGCGGGCGCACTGATTGCACCGCCTAGCGTACCCAGAAGGCTGCTATTCATTCGGGAGGGGTCTTGTCTCACCATGTCCCCCTTCCTTATCCAGTCCCTAGCAGAGAGGCTGGACGCACACATGGGGTGAAGCACGGTACGGTCTTTCATGGGTTCAGCCGATGCAAGCTAAAGCTAACGCGCCCTGACGGCTGCGAAGAAAGACGGGCGTAAAAAAACCGTTTACTACTGCCCCCGGTGGAAACCCTAGAGTAAAAACCAAGGGCAGAGGCATGAGTAAACGGTTTCGTTTCGTCGCTTTCCACGGCAACAGAGCCAGTGTAGCACAAAAATGAGGCCGTGTTCATCTTTATTCGCCTTTGTTGGTTCTTAGACTGCATATGGGTTCACCCGGCGGCTCTTCTTGCCTGAGTCCTCGTAGTCATCCTCGTCGTAGTCTTCCCGTGGTGGTGGGTCAACATTGAGCCAGCCAGCATCCCGAAGGTAGCGCAGGGCTTGGGTACACATGTCCACGAAGTCATCGTGGGTGGTCTCAGGGAACGAGCATATCTGGCTGACGAACGGTTCGGCCCAGTCCTTGACGTAGCCCTTGCGGGCGTCCGACTCGGGTATCCACACCCGGCCACGGGAGATGATGTTGGACACGATGTTCAGGCGCTGTACCTTGTCGGCCTTGCCGGGGTTGTAGGCCATGACGGGGAGGTGGCCGCGCTGGAGGTCTTGAATCAGGCTGATGCCTGCGGACTTGTCCTCGACCAGCACGAGGTCAACCCGCTTCTTGTCCCGGCCCTCGCCGTAGACCACCTCGTACTCGTCCATGACCTTCGGCCGCAGGTCGGGGTACTGGAGCCTGTCCTGCCAGCAGTCGATGAGCATGACCGACATCGGGCCGTCTAGCGGCTTGAACACGCCCCACGTTCCAGCGGCGGTGGGGTCGTTCTGGGTCTTCTCGCTGGTAGCGCAGTCGTAGGACTGGATGATGTACTCAAACTTGGGGAACTCCCGCCCGGCAGGCCAGAGCTTGAACATCGCCCGCTTGACGATGCCGCCCTCCTCGGGGTCGATGATTTCGGCGTAAATCTCCTGCCGCCCCAACTTGGTGCCCTCAAACTGGAGAATCTGCTTCTGGAAGTTCTTGCTCAAGTTGGCAAGATTGGTGTAGGTTGAGGCGGTGGTCAGCGCCACATCGTCCCCGTCCCGGCCCACCAGTTCGATGATGAGGTCTTTTGGTCGCGGGGTCGTGGTGCAGATGAGTCTCGTCCTCTCGCCTAGGCGGACACCAAACATTATTTGTTCCCACGCGGCTTGCAGGTAGTCCCACGCGGCCAACTCGTCGCACCAGCCACCGTGAAACTGAGGGCCACGAAAGCGCTCAGGCTCGGAGGCGGGGATGCCCTTGATGAGGGAGCCGTTGGTCAGGCGTAGCTCATGGGCCGTTTTGTTGTAGTCAGCAATGAGCGCCTTGGGTATGACGGCCAGCAGCCCGCTATCGCCCTCGAAGCAGGTTGCCCGGACGTCTGCACTGGTGGGTGCCGCTACCAGCCAGCGAGTACCCGGCTCGGTGTAGGCCCACCACCCCACCTGCTCGGCGGCTGTACGGGTCTTCCCGGCACCACGCCCTGCCAGCAGCAGCCAGATAGTCCACCAGTCGCCGTGGGGCAGTATCTGGTGGTCATGTGCCTGACTGAGCCACTTCATCCGCCACGACCACGCTATGACGTACTCAGGGCTGGCGTTGGCTAGGTCTTGCTTGACCGCCGGGTCTGCCAGCAACTCAACGAGGTCGGTCATGGGCCAAACTGGACTGCCGCTCTTTCTCGGCGTCTTTTGTCACGTTCGCTGGCGTATGTGTCTTCCAGCCATTCACGGTTCACCAGCGCCAGCCCGCGATTCACCAAGTAGCTGTCAATGATGTCCCACTTGCTGACCGACCAAATGATGCGGGGCTTCATGTGCAGGCGCAGGCGAAAACGGTAAGCGGTGGCCTCATGCCTGTGAAAGTTGTACCAAGCCCACCAGATGACAAAGCCGCCCGGTGCTTTGCGGTAGTTCAGGCCCAGCTTCATGCTGTTGCCCTCGGGAATGTGGTGAATCATTCTGCGTTCGCTGCCTGACGCTTGAGTTCGGCGTGCTTAACAAGCTCGGCCAGATTCTGCTCGGCCTCAACCTTCACCTCGAACTTCAGGGGATTGTTGGGGTCACCGCCCAACTCTAGTTTGTCACCGTACTTCTTGGGCCTGAGCTTCATGGCCGTCCACTTGCGTGCCTCAATCCGGTTCTTCTGCCAAGCGATGTAGGAACTGCTCAGTTCGATGCGGATGAGTTCGCCAGTCTTGCTGTCAATGATGGGGTTCACCTCGGGCCGCTCGTCAGCAATCTGGACAATTTGGTCAGCCAAGGTGTCAGCTTGTTCTTCGCGTGCGCGTGCGTATGTGTCGCAGAAGTCAGGGTGACGCGCCAACCAACGATAGATTGTCGAAACGTGAGGGAGATGCTCATCCCTGCACATCTGTACCAGTGGCTCACCCTGAGTGAGGCGTGTGCATATCTCGCTGGCTATCTTCTCTGAGTAGTCTGTTGGCCTGTGTGGGGGTAGTGGAGCTATGGGAGCTTCTGAGCCTGTGGATAGGGCTACCCCTTGGCTTATAGCTGTTTTGGCCTTGGCGGGCCGTTTGGGCGGCTTGGCGGTAGTTTCTGGCATGGTGAATCCTTATTCCTATGCGGGCCAGTGTAACTGGTTGCGGGGGCTGGACTCGCACCAGCGGTCTTCTGGTTATGAGCCAGACGGATTACTGCTTTCCTACCCCGCGATAAAAGTTGTTGGTGGCTGGTACTGATTTCCAGCTTGCTTAGGTCACGGCATCCCTAAACATTTGTTGTTAGCACGGGCTTTCACCGTGGCTATGTCCGCCTCAACATGGCATCGCATCAGCCTGCGCATTCACCAACACGGCTGGGGACTGACAAGCCAGTTTCCGTTCCGGCAATCTCTCGATTTGTCTCAATCCCCATGCGTGATGGTGTTGGCACAGGGAGCTTCAGTAAAGATGTTTCGTGACAGAAAGCAGCCCGTCCGATTACTGTGCGCCAACGCTTGTATTCTAACATAAAGTTAGCCCCTTGCGGGGGCCAGTCGGTCAAATCGCAGTGGGTAAGGTGCCCACTACTTTGACTGACGCGGTTAAGAGGGGAGATTCAAAAAAAACCCTCGGTGCCCACTCACGCCTTACAGCAAACTTACTAAACCAAAGATGATGGCACCGAAACCGACGATGGCGAAGAGTATGACCAACACACCAAAAACGGTGTACAAGATGTCGAAAAGGTACTCGTAGTCATCGTCATCGTCGTTCATTCCACATCCCTCGCTTTTAGAATTGCGTTTTCTCTATCTCTATTTTTCCATCCCCGCATTACAATCATCAAAGTTGCCTGCTGGTACGCAGTTGTCGCAATAAAACCCCGATACATATCCCCGTCAGGCCCGGCCCATACTTCGTCGTCGTCGTCGTCATCATCAATTTCTACACCAGATGCTAGTAGCCCCTGCATAGCTAACCCAAAGTACCAATCATGCAGGGTCATATCGCGGGCATAGCCGCCTGTCTTCTCCATCCATGTGGAGTTGATGGGTGTGGTGTCTTCTTTCATGCTTGCTCTCCCATCATTTGAGCCATGATTTCGTTCCTGATGCTGTATATAGCTTCTGATGCCGCGCCATAGTCCGCTTCCGCCTTCATGCGCATAGAGTCGGCTGTACCCATATCCTCCGCAGCCTTTTGCTTTCGCTTCGTCTCTGCTACAAGTTGTGCCCGTAGCTCTTCCAGTTTTCCGATGTTCATGCTTGCTCCTTAATTGCTGCGGCCAACTTAGTCTTGTTCTGTTCGTAGATGGTGTCGAACACAATCAGCGCACCCGCCCTGCTAATGGTGCCGTCTGCAATCCGCGTGATGATTGCGGCCAAGTACGCTGGCGGCATCAGGGCGTTCATAACTTGCCACCTTTGGTCTTCGGTCATGCTTGCTCCTTCATTTCAGCTAGTCGCATCTTCAGTCGGTTAATGCGGTCATCGTTGTATTGGACTATGTTGGCGGCGTAGTCCAGTGCGGACTCGGCCTCCAGCTTCTCGCGCTGTGCCTTCACCAATTCCCTTGCGGCCATTTCCAACGGCGTTGGGGTAGCCAGCAGGCGCTTGACCATGTCAATCATGGCTGCTCCACGGGTTCGTAGGTCATCTCAAAGATGTCAGGCTTGCACGGGTAGTGTTCTCCCTTCACGCCTGTGATGATGTAGTCGCCGGGGGTGACTTTGTGCCACCCCTCAAGGGTAAAAACCAAAGGAAGTTCTGAATCA